TCCCCGCCATGTGTAGTATTTTTATTACTAAATCCACCTGATCGTCAATAGCTAACTCAAAATCTTGATAGTCTGCTTGTGTTTGGTCGAAGATAGGCGTTCCACCCGTTATAGTAGTAAACGTCCACTTAGGGTCTTTAGGATACCTTATATATTGTGCCTGTACATCATTCGCACCATTAATTGTAGCAGGGAATACAGTAATCGCTGAACCATTCTGAACGTATGCCGGAAACTTCTCGGTAGGTGCAGTAAGAGATGAGTTGTTAAGCATAGTTATCTTACTATGACTAACTCTCTCTGCCTCTCCTAAAAACGTAACACCCCTAGAACAGAGTACCTTGTTTATCAAGTAGTAATCATCAGATGTTGTAACCTGTGATGGTAAGAAGTATGTATTGGTTGCGTTTTGCGTTAGGTTCTTAGTTTCTGAAAGTCCATCAATAACCTCCTCATACCCCTTCTTTAAATCAGCATATCCAGTGCCTGACTGCCTAGCATTCTCTTTATTTACTTGATAGTTATAATTAGTAAAATAATCATCAAGTATGTCTAACTGTGCCTGCTTTGCATATAAGTTAAAGTCTTGTGGCGTTATATAGCCATAGTTGTTCTTATTAAGAATTGAAAGAACAGTTTTATATACATCGTTTATCATTTAGCAACTTTTTATACAAAGATAAATAAAAAAAGAGAGATATAAATATACCCCTCTTTCCAAAACAGTAAATCAAAGATGGAGTTAAACTTGCTTTTCTAAATATTCTAGAACGTCAATACCTTCATCCGTTTTGAAATATGAAAATAAAACATGAATCAAATCTTCACCATAAGGTACGTTCATTAGCTTCTTTTTGTTTCCTTTAGTATTAAACCAAAGTTCTTTTCCTTTATTACGAGTAGTTAAAAGACCCTCAGACATAAACAATTGACATTTTGATTTCAATGTCAAATCAGAGTCGTTGATCATATCTAAAAACTCTTCTGGATAGTTTCTTGCAAATACAAGAATATCTCTTTTTAACTCAGCAGTTGATATGCGTGAAATATCTTTGTTTAAAAGAATTCTAGCTACAACCTCTAACTGTTCAAGTGACATAGACTTTGCCTCTATCAAGGCATCGACCTGCACATTCATTTCGTCAAGTTCTTCTTGAGCTTCTTTCTTATTATCAACCACCTCAAACTTTTTACCGTTCATTGGATGATATTCTAAGAACTGTTGAAGCACAGGATTTGTTCTTGGTACTCTCAAAAATCCATCTTCAAAGATAACAGGCTCTACTATTGCATTGCCATCTTGCTCATCTTCAAATGGTGTCTTCTGATTTCTTGCGTATCTCAGTGGTCTATTAATCCCCTTGTCTTCATCAAAATAAAGTAAAGGTGACCGACTTGAACTTCTAGTCTGAATAATGTAGGATAAAGGTGCATTGTTTCTTTTTAGACGATACACCTTGTCCTCTAAAGGTTTTTGTTTCATTATATTAAATTTTAAAAAATAGGGTGACCCGAAAGCCACCCTACGTATCAATTAATTAATCTTCGAAAATTACGAAGTTGTTTGCTCCCATTACACAAACAGCTCTCTCAGAAAGGAAGTGTACTTCCATTGCATCAAGATCGCTAGTAGCAGCACCACCGGCAGAACCAGTAATGAATGTTTTCAAGCGTCTGTCTTCAGATTGAGAAGCTCTGTATCGAACGTGTAAGAATGGTCTCTTAGCGTTCTTACCAAGAACTTGGTCATATACAGTTGTCGTACCCGCTGGTACTAATAAACCACTTACAGAACCTGCACCCGCAGCTAGACCGCCACGCATTGTAGGATCGTTAAGGTATTTCCAATCAGTCTTGTAGAAGTCATAACCTCTACGGAATCCTGAGAATCCAAGGTTAAGAGCCATTTGCTCATCGTTATCAAATAGACCGTAAGACGTTCCACCTGCTCCGTAAGAGTTTTGAGCAGCTAACATGTCATCAATAGAGAAGTTAAGTTCTCTATTTACAAATAACACGTTTTCTTCAATAGCACCTTGAGAGTCCAGTCGTGAGATAACTGTGTCAAAATCTCCAAGAACAGATGGTAGACCACCTGCCCATACATTACCTCTAGTCTCTACAGCATCAAAAACACCTTCAGACCCACCAAGTCCAGCAGCCAAAGCTCCAGAACCAGCACCAGCTTTTTTGCTTTCAATCATTGCTGTCTCAAGATAATCGTCAAAACGAAGTCTCGTCTCATGCTCTGATTTTAAGTACCAAAGATAACCTGAAGCACCATTTTCGGTAGATACTTCAATCCAACCGATTTGAGTCATATCAGAACCAGTAACTTGATACTTGTCTTTAAGAATAATTGGCTTGTTTTCGAAGATTAAATCATCTCCTTCCAAAGAGCCTTCCATTCCTACAGTTCCTTTTGCAAACTCAGAACCATAAACAAATATTGTTACCTGTCCAGCAACTCCAGTACCAGCAACAACCTGTCCACCAGCTTCATAGTAAGCAATATCAATAGTTGCCGTAACAGTATTCACAGCCGTTACAACAGCTTTGTTAATTCCGTCACCGTTGTTGTGAGAAACAAGAACAGTTTGTCCCTTTCTAATTGCAATAAGTGCTGTCCCTAAAGCACCAGCTGTTGATGATATATTTTTAGATGTAAATGTATCATCTGAATAACCAGCGAAAGGTTGACCTACTTGCTTCGTTAAATCATCACTAATTGTAAGAACAGCTGTAGTAGCACCGGCTCCTGCTGCTGCACCTATACTTACATTAGTATATTTTACATGTAATCTACCTTGCTCTGCCCACTTAATAAGGTCAGATTCGCAAGGCATCTCAGCACCTACCATTCTCATAAATGATGCTACTGAGCGGTTTCCGTATCTCTCAAACTCCTTCTCGTAAGTATCTGGAAGATACTGACTTAAAAAGTTAAAGTCTGTAATATAATTCGTCGATAACGCAATTCGCGTTGCTGACGGTTGCAGCCCAAATGTGGGCGTTGGGTTAAAATTTCCTGCCATTTTTTATCTTTTTAAAATGTTTGTTATTTTCTTTTACTTTTAATTTTTAAGCCACGAGATGATGGTTCACTCATAGCTCGAATCTTCATGCCCCCCTTAGATGTTACCTCTGGCGTTCTACGTTCTCCCATGTTTACATTCTTGGTTTTACGCATCACATCTTCAGTAGCCTCAGATTTACCTTGCTCATAAAAAAACTTGGCAAACTTTTCAGGATTCATTGCAACTGCTAACGCCTTATGATATCCAACTGAATCTTTTAAAAGTCCAGTGTCATCCAAGTACTTCGATATGAAGTTCATAGGATTCGACTGTATCTTTTTCAGTTCATCAGCAGAACCAGGATTGAAAGTGACATTTTTGTCATCTAGCTTGAATTCAAAACCTTTGAACTCGCTATTGAATAACTGATCTGTCTTTTCGGTAAACCATGTTTGCCGTCTTTCTGTCTCCTCTTTATGGGTTTTAGCAGATTCTATATATTTCCGATAAGCTCCTAATTCTTCCTCTTGCTCCGAAGTTAAACCGCCACTTGACTCAAGTGGTTGCTTGTAATACTCCTTCTGCTTTTCGAAATATTTCTTAGCTTTCGATAATATTTTCTTCTTTGCTAACTTTTTCTTTTTTATCTCGGACTCGTCATCTAAATCTTCATCATATGAAAAATCTTCCATCATAATGTTGATATCATCATTATCAAGCCCATCTTCAGTAGCTTTATAGTACTCTTTTAGCAAAGCATCCTCATTCATAGAGTCAAAGTCTCGATTCAAACGCACGTAATCATCAATACCTCGACCCGTTTCTTTTTTATACTTTAAGTAAGCAGCTACATCCTCTGGCATTTCTGGCGTTACTTCTTTCTCTGTAACCAGATCATCAAATGATGTAATCTCCCTACCGTATCTATCCCCTAAAAATTTAAGAACTTTATCTTCACTTAATTCAGTGCCTTGTTCAACTACCTCCTCAGTAACCTGTTCTTTATCTTCATGCTGGTCAAGAATCTCTTGTTCTTTTTCAGCTAATGACTTTTCTTCGTTACCGTCTACTTCACGTACTTTAAATTCCATTATATTATAATTTTATACAAAGTTAATAAAAATTTTTTATCTCGGATTGAACTCAGCAAGATCAAAGCCATCTAGACTGTCCTCGTTAGACTCAAACTTCTGTGGAGGTAGATTGTTCTTGCGTTGATTTATCAATTTAGACTGCTCACTATTCTGCTGACTAATCCGATCTGATTTTGCTTTCTCTCTAGCACTCTCTCTGTTAGACAATGACTGATTTGACATCTGATGTATCTGCTGATTGTATTGGAACTCTTGCTCCATTAGCTGTGCTTTCATCTGAGCCTCAGCCTTCATCTTCTCAATCTCAAAAGCTATCTCAGCTTGTTTGATTTGCATCTTAGCACGAGTCTCCATCTCAATCTTTTGCATTGCAGTCTGTGCTGCCATCTGCTGAGATTGTTGTTGTATTTGGGCTTGCATAGCCTGCTGTTGCATCTGCATCTGTTCCTCACGCTCTTGCTTTGCAACCCTCTTTACCTTCAATAACTGATTAGCTAGTTTTATGTTCTTTATCTCTCTAATGTCAATAGCGTCCTCTAGATTGATATCACCTTTGGATAGTGCCATCTGAACATTCTGCTCTAACTGAGCCTTCTGCTCTTCATCAGGAGATACTTCGATAAATATACCAAAGTCGTATATGTATAAGTCAGATATCTCATTCAATATACTTACGTTGTACTTTCCAATCTTATTTGCAAAGTCATCTTTGAAATCAGCATACTCCAATATATCAGCAACTCTACAAGAGATAGCCTCTGCTAATGTGCGATACATATATAAACTTCCGTCAAGTATATGCCTGGTTGCTGTATTTGAGTTTAGAGCCGCTAACTTTTGCACTCCGACTAAAGCGTTAGGATCTGGCGTTGAGCCGTCTCTCGCCTCATTTAGACCCGTTACATTACGTATTTGATTAAGGTAATGGTTATAGTTGGCAATAAGCATCTGAGTTTTACCAGCACCCGAACTAGATGTCAACTGCTGAATCGGAACTCTAGCGTTATTAAATTCACCATCTTGAGTATAGCTTCTACCAATGACACTACCCGTTTGGAAGTATAACCTCAAAGCATCTTCAGGATTATATGCAGCACCTGTACCTAAATCCACTTCATTCAACCCATCTGCATCAATAAACACACCGTCAGGAACGACCTTAGCAATTACCTGCTGTAGTTTTAAATGCGTAATCTGTATCAAGTCAGCAAATGGTATCATCCTGCGAACTAAAGACTCTATAACACCCTTGTACATTCTTGGAGCTGATGCTACGTAGTTTGGCATTGCATGCTGAGATGATGACTTAGGACGAACCATATTCTCTGCCATCTCCCACTTCAAGATAATATTTGTACCCATTACCATGATACCCTCATACCATACATCAATGGTCTTAGATATTTTTTCAAATCCACCTTCTTCCATCATCTCCTCTGGTGGATTGAACTGATCATCCTTTTCTATTACTCGTGACCCACCACCTTCTAAGTTTTTCTTTTTGTATACAAACTTCTTTGTGGTCTTGTAGTTGAAATACAATAAAGTACAAGTATCTTTATAAAAGATGTCGTTGTCATAAAACTGCGATACATTATAGTAGTCATACCAGCTTTGACTGTACTGAGATATCTTTTCTAAATCGTCACTAGTTAAAGACTGATCAATCTTCATAAGCTCCGTAAGAGGAATTGTCTTCACCTCTCCCCAATAAAAACAGTCTTTAAAGTGTGGGTCTTCAGTATAGCTATAAATAACATTAGCAGGATCTACATATGAAAGCTCAACACCTGCACCAGGTAGAAACTCATGCTTAGAAACACTTATACCTAATACCGTTAAGTCATAGTCTATTCTTTTTCTTAAATCATAGTAGTGGTTCTCTTCGAATATTGTATCTATAGCTTCCTCCTCTGCGATTTCAATAGCAGGTTTATAATTTAAGTTCATGTATAATGACAACTCTTCATCATCATTAGGCAGTTCTTCTTGTGGCATTATAAACGGATCAATACCAGACTCGTCTTTTATTATATTAAGAAGGTCCTTTGATAGCATCTGACCCTCTATCATGTCCTGGTACTTGTTTCTCTTAGCCTGAGACAATGCATCTTGAGCTTGAGCCTTTGCCTTAAACAGCCTATTAGACATGCCATTTACAACAATATCTACAAACTTAGGAAGGATAGGAACTGGTGTCCAATCTAAATTCAAGTAAGACAAGTCACCGTCCACAGCAAGCTCGTCCTTATACTTTCGTATAGACTGTTCTCCCCTCGCATACAACCTAAGATTATGAAACTGTCTACGCTGATCATAGAACCTACAGTTTCCTCCATCCTTTTTAAACCACTCATATTGGATTGCCTGACCAACCTGTAATCCAAATTCTTCAGTTGCCTTTTCTGCATCTGAAACAAATTGACTAGGAAAACCCTTTGGTGATATATTGATTTCTACTTCCTTCATTATCTTATTATTTCGCTACTTATTCCTTTATTATTATATCTTGCAAAGTTAATACTTATTTTTGATTGCTTTTTTTGAGGTGTATATAAGTGCTTTTGATTTGCCATTACAGCCAAACCTGAACTAATCGTAGCATCAAATTTTGTACGATTATTTATATCAAACTTTGCCCAATCCTCAAGCGTTCTATTAAAAGGCATATCACCAATCTCATCTGGCTGTCTATTTATACCTTCCATGTCAAATCCAACATACTTCTCAATATACGACTCAATAGCTGATGCATGTGCCTGCTTTACTGCTTCTGATGAGTTTGGTATCCCTCCAAGCTCACGCTCTGTCTTTGATAGCTTGTTATACTGCTTGTCAGGTCTATTTAAACTAAAGCCCCTGTACCCCCTATTCTTTAAATGATACAACAACCTAGGTTTATTGTTCTCTACCAGTACTGGCATACCATAGAACACACATGCCATTAGTACCTCTTCAAAAAATATTTCTGCGGTCTGTGGTCGTGCAACATACTGCAAGAAAAACTGATTAGTAGGTCCTTCGTCCATATGGAACTTAGTCATACCATGCAATGCACCATTAGACCCTCCACCACCTACAACACCTGATATATCGTAACTGTCGCATCCAAACGCACCCATATAGTCATTGCCAGGACACTTTATGCCATTCTTGTTTATAACTCGATTTTGTAGTGTTGATTTTGGAGTCCAACTAACCAAGAAACGACCCTTCTTATTTGGTGTCCAAATAACTCTACTATCCTTTATACCATTCTCCCAATAGAAAGAGCCACGAGTTACAATATGATCCTTTATAACTGAATCATTAAAATCTATCTGCTGATATATCTTTGTAAGATTAAATATAGATGCCTTACTCTCATCTCTAAATGCATGTGATTCTGTTCTAGGAAACTGTCGATAGTACTCGTTTAACGCATCAGCATCACTCTTCAACGAATCAACCTCTGCCTCCCAATAGTCAATAGCACCCTGCTCTATCCACTCGCCATCAATCCCCTCTATTCCCTTTTCAGGAGTTCTAAATATAGGCATGCCATACTTGTCTATAAAACCTTCCAAGTTCCATTCCATTGGAATAAACAAACTATACAAGCCGGTCTTTGTTTGACCATTACCATTGCGTCTCTTTACGTTTGACTCCTGGTATAATTTCTTAAAGTTTCCACCCCCCTTTTCTAGTGCATTACAAGTTGACCCCATCATACACTTGCCAATAATCTTACGCCCCAACCTTAGACATGTCTTTGTAACCTTCCAGTTGTTTAGAATATTATTAGGCTTCAACCACTTGCCACTCTCATCATGTGCTAAGAACAACATCTTCTCACCATCATATGAGTTGTCATCTGTATTCTTCCAATCGATTGTTGTATCTAGTCCTACTAGCTCGTTCTTATTCTCCTCGTACATGTTCTTACGAGTAATCTTAGATGCAGGAACTCTAAATGCCAACTCTGTCTTAGGTCTATCCATACCATCTTGTATGGGTTTAAAAAAGAATGGTAGCTTGGTAGCAATAGGAACAACCTTATCAGTAAACATCTTCTTAGCATCAGCACCTGTCTTTGACAGTATACCTATTCGTGAATCCTTTGCTAGTGTGCCTATGTTTACACACTCTGATGATGACATGAATGAGAACCCTGAACGTCTAATCTTTAAATACACCATTCCAAAAGCTCTAGGGTCAGCTTTGCAAGCCTCCCAGAATATGTGAAATATTCTATTAGCCTCTCTAAAGTCAGGGTATCCAATATCTATACTTGACCACTGGAGGTACATGTAATGAGATCCTGTAATGTACGTAGGCGTACCATTATTCATAAACCAATGCCCATACTCTCTTCTGTCGAACTCCTCCTCAATGTAATCTACCCACTTAGCTTTAAACTCATTAGGCATCTCGTTCCATTGGAATATCGACTTTATTCTACTCAAAGCCTTGGGCTGTTCAGTTCTTTCCCAATACTGATTTCTATCAACCCTATTACTATTTTTTATCTTACTCGGAACGGCAGGTAATGCTATAATTAATCCTTGTATAACTATAATCTCCCCTATCTGACCTGTCTTTGATATTACAACGATATCATATTCTTTGTTGTACCCATACGCCCAAGAGCGACTGCGATTCTTTCTTTTTATCACATCGCTACTTATGTAATCATCAACTACATAGTACAACCTATTTTGATCTTCGTTCTGCAAACCCTTGCTTTGTTTTTATGTTTTCAGCAATTGTTTTAGTTGATTCAATTTTCTCTTTCTCTTCGTCTATCTTATCCAATATAGCAAACGCATCAAATATTGCCAACTTCTTTGTAGCTGCTGCGTTCTTTAGCCGGTCCGCTGCTAATTCATCCTCTGGATCTGGCTTGATAATCTCTTCCTCTGCCACCTTTATTAGATGATCAACAGCTTTATAACCAGCTTCAATTATTCTTTTCTTTTTATCTTTCATAGGACCATAGATATTTGATCATCAAAAAGTCTATACATCCTCTCTCCATCAATAACAAACTCATAGTTACAGTTCGGCTTATATCCTACTATACTCCCTTTGTTTACACCCTTACTTAACATGTATGCATTTGGATATAGCATCTCGCCCATCAAAGGCTCTTCCTTGTCATTAGTGTCTATGCTCTTTTTAATTTTATCAATAGGCTTTATAAAACAATACCTATCGTGAGCGAACCACTTGCCATCTCGACCATACATGTAGAACTGACTATTGTCTACAAAAAATAAATCTTCTTTTAAAAAACTTCTTCCACTCTTCTTTCTGCCGTACATGTCATTGTAAAACTTAAATACATTGTGATGTACAACCAATGAGTCTCCAACTTGAATGTCTCCATTATAGTTAACAGGTGTCGAAACAACTACAGCAATCCTATTGGATGCCTTATGATTCTCCTCAGAAGTATTAACTATAAAGTCAACACCCTCAATATCTTTACTGCCCACATAACGATTACCTCCCGATGCTCTTACTATAAAGCTATACGGTGATTTCATACTAAAAGTTTATATTATATTCTATTGAGGAAGGCATAGCGACATTAAATTGTTTCCATAGAAGAATCTCATCACCTTGCTCTATCCAAATTTTTATAGACCCATCCTTGTCATCTTGCTGTATCAAGTGAATGCTATAACTACCGCCAAGGACTTTTTGCCCTATCACGTAATTCATACTAGACTTATAGTCTGGACCTATTGCTATTTTTCTTATATGCATGTTAAAATGATGATAAAGCAACTCTTGCCCAAGTGTCTTTTGATGTACATATATACAAATGTCCAGCATCAACAGCTATTTGACCTTTTGTTCCAGCACTACTAGTCGAAGCAGGAACAGCATTTGCATTAAACAATGTTAACAATTGCAAAAGTGAATAATTTTTAGTAGCATTCTCAGGAGTAGCCCCAATCTCTGTGCCGATTACCTTATCTACTAATGCTGGCGTTCCCGCAGCATCATACGTACTTATTTTTGCCATTACTCTTCTTTTTGTTTGACCTCACCCGTCTGCATGTTTATAACCGAGTTTAGTCCATATTTTTCAATTAGTTCCTTCTCTTTTAACTGGAACTGTACCTTTAATCCGTCAACCTCTAGCAGTAGCTCATGCTTTTTGATCTCAATATCACCAAGCATTGCCTTTGCAGAATTTAATTTAGCAGTAGACTCTTTTATAAAATTTAATTCCGTTTCTTCTAATTTCATTTTGTTCTATTTTTTCTTCTGAATAATCTCTTCTTTTTTTGTGGTGGTCTAGGCTCAGAAAATATCTTTACCTTCTCATACGAGCGACCCCCAAAGTATGATGCAATTACAGTAGTTAAAATTAACTGCAAAAGCGATATCCATTCTTGCTTTACATTGAATGTTACAACTCCAGCTTCGATGAATATAAGAATCATTGTGTTAACTATCAAAAATATTAGCACTAATGGTCGAACATTCTTACTTAACCAAGAATCACTAGACATGTCAGCATTCCACCTTTCTGTTACATTCTTCTCCATCTCTGCCTCCATCTCAATTAAGATTTCAGTCATCTCCTTCTCAAATTCAGCCTTCTCGTCCTTAGTACGAACAAAGCGATCTACAAGACCGCCCAACTTATCAACAACAGTACCTGTCGTTTCAGCTATTGTATTTGGCAGTATATCTTTCATATATATTTGTATTCTTCAGTAGCGTCAAAACTTGGACACGCCTTATTAGCAAAGTCCCTATGTCCATGTATTACCGAGTCAGGAAATGTCAATTTCAAAAACTCTAAAAGTATTTTTAACGACTTCTTTTGCTCATCAGTGCGAGTGTCCTCAGCATCTCCTTTCTCATTAACACCACCTACATAGCATATGCCTACACTCTCTTTATTGTACCCTTTAGTATGCGCCCCTTGTCTACTTATAGGTCTACCTATCTCAATCGACCCATCTAGTCTTACAACGTAATGGTATCCAATGTCTGACCACTTACGATCCTCAACGTGCCATTTTCTAATGGTATCCACACCAATGTCCATAGATGGTGGTGTAGCAGCACAGTGTACAATAATTTTTTTAATCTTTCTATTCATTGTTGTTAATTTCATAAAGCCTTTGCTCCATTGTGTTTAGTTTAGATTTTATTTCTATAATTTCAGTCTTTATGTACTCAAGCTCTGCACTTGTTTTTACAATCGCTCTTTTTAACTGCTCATCCATAATAGGTAACTCTTTAGCCTCTTCAATCTGTGCTTTTAATGAAAAGTACATACCAATAACAAATCCTAAGACCATAATAACTGAAACCATGTCTTTTGCTGTTAGATTGATCCGTGTCTTTTCACTTATATTCATGATTAAAATTGTGCTAAATAGTTAGTAATCATTTGTAGGTACTTGTCTTTTCTCTCTTGTGTAAATACATCATCTACAGCTATACCTGATAATAAGTCATTAACAGATCCTACTGCACCTGTTTGTGCAAACTGTAATACATTTACAAACTTAGTCATCAAGGCTTCACCCTGCTCAACTGTAACACCTGCGTTCCTATTATCTAATAAGAACGTCTGTATTAGTTGCAGGCAAAACTCTATATCCATTGAAAGCCTCTCGTCTACACTTATAGGTTGCACAGGTCCAATATACTCAACAGCATAACCTTCACCTAAAGTGTCAGCAAATGCTTGAGCATCTTCCTCTGTTGCAAACTTTTTTGTGCAGCTCCAATTGTCTTTATATATCTTATAATAATTCATTCCATTGAAGGTTCAGGACTTTTCCAATCGGCAGTGTTCATTATCTGAAATATCTCTTCATTATTATAAATCCCTTCCGATGTAGTTAATGCTTGAACAGATGCAGGAGTAGATTCAGTGTCCCACTTTACTAATGTTTTAGTATTGTCATTTGATTTTCTAAGAGTTTCAGCAGAGTCTTCTAGTACCTGACTAAAATCAATTAGACCTATCTCGGAAACATTAAATATTGTATAACTTCTATGTTCATTATTATGCGACATACTTATATTTTAAAATTTATCTAATGTTGTATCTGACTTTAATAGCATTATAATTTCTTAAAACTTCAGCAGCTGAAAGAGCCTTACCATAGATTGCTGCTTGTGATATTTTTCCATTTAAAGGAAACTGCCCTGTGGGAAAGTTTACATTATCCTCAAACGACCCAAGCATTAATTCGCTAGTATTTGTGAAATTATATTCTTCTAGTCCAATAGCACCTAAAAAAGCACCATTTACATATACAGAAAGATTATCTAAACTATCATACGTTGCAACTATATTATTCCAACTACCATTAGAGAATGTACTTGTAAAATTTAAACTAGAAAAAAAATCTCCAAAGCTACCCGATGTAGAAGCTCTAATAATTAAACCTTTATATGTACTACCCCCTCTCAATCCAATAGTCCATCCACCTACAGTATTCGTGTCACGCTTGCTTATCAGTCCGTATATGTCACTTGATGCTGCTAGTGTCTGTGAATTATTAAACCAAATACTAATACTAAAAGTAGAACTATCATCAAAGTTTAGAACATTGCCAAACGTAGCATAGTCATCTACGCCATCAAAAACTAAAGCACCGCCATCAGTAGATGTGAATCCCACACCATTTACTAATGTAGCATTGTGGTTTCCTGTTAGGTCTGTTAGAACAGTACCTGTACCTGGGTATGAGCTAGAGTTAGCAGCATCTACATGCATCAATAGACCTGAAGATAGAATGTCACCTGCTCCATCAAATACAGAAGACTGTATAGAGTTCGATATGCCTATAGATAATCCCATACTACCAAAGTGCTATTATACCTGATGCCGTTGTTTCACCCTCAAAAACCTGTATTACTTGAACAGGAACAAAGCCAATAGGCATGTTAGCAAATGTTACAATGTCACCACTAGATGTCTGTACCTTCAAGCTTCCCGCTACGCCAACGTACAAGACACAGCCAGTAGTTGCAGCGTTGTAGATTGTATAATCATCAGCACCACCCGTATCTGCTGGAGAAAGTTTTAAAACAGTGTCACTATTTACATTTGTTACATTGTAAGCTATGTTTGGAGTTCTACCCGTGTTGTACACGATTGCACCCGCAGAGCTAACAATAGACTTGAAATTTGTTCCAGTATCTGTCAATGTATTAGCTGTAAAAGTGGCATTGCCCGAAAACACCTCTGTAGATACATCAGGTATTAGAACAGTGTCACTTGGTATAACAGGCAAAGCTCTGCCTACTTGTAATTTTTGATATGCCATTATTTTTATTTTTTATATGGAAATATTCTGTTTAATGTGTCCTTTCGACCATCGCACCCGCAGTCCTCAACACCTAATTTTTTACTAACCACCTTAACAACCTTCTTGATTCCTGTCTTTGTTGTTAGCTTGTCAATCGTATCGCCTAAGCCTTTTGATTTACTCATTACTTATCACATTTACATAAATCGCAAGCATTGCAGTCCTCTATAATAAAAGTCAACTTTATAATTAACTTGTTCCACCAACACTTCAATTTATTATTAAAAGAAATTATTTTTTTACCTAACCAAACTAATGCCTTACCCATAATTTAATATTTTCCTTGTCTACTTTTTGGTGAACTCTTCGTAGAGCCACCTTTACCTGCCCATAAATGCTTACATGCCCAATACTTGGCTGTTAGCTTATTCTTTGCCTGCCCACACTTGTGCCTAGCTCTAAAACTTTTACGTGCAGCAGCAGAGTAGTTGTGACCATAGCCCTTAGCACCAAAGTGAATTAGCTTCTCTTTGCCACCAGAACATGCCTTTACCATCTTCTTTTTACCAGCTCTGTCTGAAGACACAACCCTGTTGCACTTCATCTTACTTTTTTCTGCCATACTTCGCACGTTTAGTATTTGCAACAAACTGTTTCTTACTGCCCCCCTCTCTCTTTTTCTTCTTAGCCGTAGCCGCTCTCTCAGCCTTACTCATACTCCTAGCTTTTGCCAATGGCAGACAACGATCTGGGTTCTTCTTGTTCTTGCTCGTACCGCAAGCACCCTTGATAGATCCATCTGTACCTATACGTACCCATTTCTCTTCTCGCCATTTTTTAAGCTCTCCCATTAATAACCTTTCTTTTTCATATCTACAGAGTAGCCAGGATTATTCTTTTTCTTACCACCCATTAATTTAGCAAATGAATCTGCCTGAGCCTTACCCACCGCATTGTATGGAAATACCTTTTTCATTTTTTTGCCCGTATCAGGACATTTGTATGTTACTGTTGGCATATTATTTATTTTTTACGAGTTACCCTTTTCTTTGGCTTCATAGATTTTAACATTCTGTCAATCTTAGCAGCCTGACCTTTATGCATCGCAGATGCCTTTTTTAGCTCTGCGGATATTGTTCTAAGTTTTTTTGCGTCCATAATTATTTTTTCTTTTTAGCCCCCTTTGCGTAGTTCGGATCCTTGCAGTACTTACTAGCTGCCATGTTCGCATACGCACTTGGGTATCTGTCAAATGTTCTCTTTGCCCAAGCTATACCCGCAGGGCAAATTTTATTTTTTTTCTTCTTACGCTTTGCCAATGCCTGGAGTTTTACTTTTAAACGTCATTAAACCATGACCAAAAATGCTCTGAGGTGCAGACCTTTTAGCACTCTTAGCTTTTCTCCTTTTAGTCTTAGCTTTTGCCTTAGCACTTTGCTTTGTCATCCTCTCAACAGCACTCAGTCGATCAATGACATAGTTCTTGAATGCAATATCAGCCTTATCTTTTTCGGTCATCTTATCCATAATACGTATCTTTACGTACAAAGTTAATAAAATTTAATTATATGAAAAAGAAGGACTACCTAAAGTATTTTAGATTAGCAAGGCATTACCTCAAGGTAAAGTACAAACTTAGCCTTATAGACCTAGAGATGTTACTATACCTCTACTCAGAGGGATATTTTGGCAAACAGGTATTTGATGAATACAAACAGGTGATGAAATGGGAGAAGGGACGCTTTGACCGGCTAATGAGAGAAGGTTGGATTACTACGTTCAGAGAAAAGCAGAAAGGCAGAAAGGCAATATATGAACTGTCGTACAAGGCAAAAAGGGCAATCGCCAACCTATACAACATCCTTGATGGTGGTATGATATCAACAAATAAGAACTACAACCCTATGTTTGAAGAGGATACCAACTATATGAACAAGGTATATCGGAATGCTATAAAGAAAAGGAATAAGGCTATACAACAACAACGACATCCCTTTCGGAAATGACAGTGTAGCTCTCATTATCTATTATCATCGCATAGCTACGAGACTTGTCATAGTAGAGCAGGTCACCATCATTGATAACTGATACGTCAGTACCAACCTTTACTACCTTAGCCTTGCCATAACGCATGTCCCCAATGTCTTTGCTGGATAGCAATAGACCAGAGGAGGTTTTTACCTCCTCGTCGATTTTTTTTACAACTATATGTTTCCCTATTGGCTTCATATCTTTCTTGCTGATGTGATTACATTCGATGGTGTCGTGTCATCAAGCACAACTGTCTTCGTTGATAAAATAGTACTCGCAACAGATACAGCATTACGCAAAGCACTCTTCGTAACCATAGTAGGATCTACTATACCCATTTCAATCATGTCACCATAAGCACCCGTCTTCAAGTCAAGCCCCCTCCCTTTGGGCGTAACATCAGGCGAATACTTTAGCTCACTGTTTCGAAACATAGTAGCCATAGGCTCTCGGAGTACCTCACGCAAAAGCTTGTACACAGCCTTCTTCTCTACAGTAAACTCCTCGTCACAAAGAGCGTACTGGAAGGATAGGTTGTGCAATGCCACACCACCCCCAGGTAATATGCCGTCAGAGAGAGCAGCACGTACCGCACATACTGCATCATCAACTCTGTCGAATAGTTCTTTCTGCTCCATGTCAGTGTTACCACCAACATAGATGACACCAATACCACCGGATAGTGAAGCAATACGAGAAAGGACAAAATCTTTCTCACTCTCGTTCTCAAGCAACTTGTGCTGCTCCCACAACTGCTCTATCCTCTCGTCCACATCTTTGCGAACCGAACCGTCCTTTACCAAAATTGTACTGTCCTTGCTAACAATCACCTTCTTGGCATCGCCAAGGTCATCATAGTCAATTAGGCTTAGGTCATCACCTGTCTTCTCAGAGAAGTAGGTAGCACCAACTGATAACGCAATGTCTTGCATCAGCTCATGCTGTCGGTAACCAAAGGATGGAGGAGGAACACTGCATAGCTTGAGTCCGTTCTTTAACACATTTGCAGACAATGTATTCACAACATTTACGCTACATGGTGCTATGATCAACAACTTCTCACGATTGTTGATAATTGGTTTCAATACCTTCTCAATGTCTAAGATGTTTCCTATCTCAGCATCACATACCAAGACCTTTACATCCTCAAGGATGCACTCGTCACGCTTATGGTCGTTTATGAACATCGGAGATGAGTACCCCCGGTCCAACTTCAGTCCATTTGTAACCTCGTATGTGGTCTCGTGAGTCTGCGACCTCTCAACAGTAACAATACCATTAGAGCCTACAGCCTCATAGACCTTGCCGATTATGTCTCCTATCTTAGGGTCGTTATTTGACGATATCGTAGCAACGTGGTAGAGTACGTCACTCGTTACCTTAGCACTGTCACTGTCAAGCATCTCTATGATCCGCTCCGTCTCAGCGTCAAGCAAACGCAAGAACTCAGTAACATTTAAACCATTACACAGCTCATCACCCAACACAGCCAGCTTCTCAGCTAGTACAATCGATGTGGTCGTACCATCACCAGCTATACTAGCCGTTCTCTCAGCAGCCTCTCGCATTATGCGAACTGCCAAGTTCATAATTGGATCATCAAACGATATAGACCGAGCTACTGTCACCCCGTCCTTTGTTACCGTCATACCCCCTAAGTGCTTGTTGGATTGTATGAGAGCCGTGCCACCCTTCGGTCCTAGTGTGCTTTTTACAGCCTTAGACATCAGTGTTATGCCCTCGATTAGCTTACTCCTTGCTTCAGCGTCAAATAGTATCATTGAATTGTATTTGACACAAATATATAAAAAAAGTGACCCATCGCAAAGATGAGCCACAATTTTTTTAAAAACCTAAGCGAAAGATAAACTTGTTACCTCTACTTGAGTTGAAGCAGCATCTTGAATGCCAACAAGACTTAAGTCATGGGAAACTTGAGTCCAAGGAGTTTGTAAAGCAGCAACAATTGCATCCTCTACAGCATCTCTAACCTTCTCGTCGTTAGCAGCCATAGTGTCATGGTTGATCTCAACCTTCTTCCCAGAAGAATAAATCACCTCAACTTTGGAAGTGCTTGCCTGTTCAACTAAAACAACTTCACCGATACCAATAAGTTGTCTTTGTTCGTTTTTAACTAAAACGCTTAAATACTTTTGCATAGTAAAAAAATTTTATGCTTGATTAAAAAAACTATCATGACAAAAATACGAAATTTTCTCTATATACTCTCTATATATATTACTCTTCTTTTATTATTTACTTATACTTCTTACGAGGAAAAATCGTCAAAATCGGCAGTTAATTGATTATCAATATTTTAAGTGTCTTTTTTTTGGAATGAAAACGACGATTATCGGCACTTTTAATGGTTTTAAAAAACATATTATAAAAAGTTATATGCATTTTTAGTGAACATATTATAAAAAGGTATATGTGTTATGACGATTTCATGTGCTGAGTATTTGGGTTCAAGATTAAAATTTGAAAAACTTTTAAAATCGAAAATTAAATTTTTTTTTGACACCGGGGGGTAGTTTTTTTGGCTCGCACTCTGATTTTTTTGGCTTTTTATCCTAGCTACTATAACCGCTTCCATTCCACACTAACAGCACCCCCTATTGACATGGTATCCTTTCGTTTTACGTCACACCACCACCACCAAACCCAACCTGCCCTGCCCCGCCCCGCTCCCCCTCCTTCTGGTTGAACTGATACCTATTAACACGCGCGCACGCATGCACGTTCTTCTTATCTGATGGCTCACCGGCTCACCGGCTGACTGGCTAACCTCTCACCGGCTCTCGCTCGCTCACGCTCCGCTTAACCCCAGCCCCATCTGAACGCCGCATAAAACCTACTTTGCGTCTAGTTTACACCCTAACGTATTGATCCTCAAACACTTACAAACTCATAATAATTTCTTTAATTTTTTTTTAATTTTTTTTTGCTCGTAACTCTCTGTGTTTCAATTGATTACACTTGACTAAAAAAACTATCTAAAAATATTCCACAATTATGTTTGGATTATTCAAATATTATTCTCACCTTTGAATTGTCAACGGGGGTAAGCGATACGAAGCCAAATGGCTGACGGTCACCCCTGTACGAAAAAGTTTTTTACATAATTCCTAGACTGATAGCGTTTACGTATCTGCCTTCAAACGTCCAAAGAGAGACACCAATCGAGGGTTCTAGATTCCAAATGTTATCGACTTAGATGAGCTTCCTAGGTAAGCGTTAGTTCTTTGAATATGCGGGTAAAATTGGGTGTGTGATGGTTCACTTCGATACTGGTTCGATTCCAGTACACTCACTAATCAAAACAGTATAGCATGAAATGTTTTCAAGACCTTCAAGACGAGTTAGACGAAATGTATGAAGAATACCATCGCAATCCAATTCCGACCTACACCAAAGAGTATCACATATTCCACAAGAGGTACAAGGCATTGCAGTCTAAAATCAGAAACTACTATTCTATATCTAACAGAATAAAAAGACATGGAGCAAAAGTTATGCGAACAGATATTGGATATAGATTTATTGGAACAAGCGGATTAGAGGTAGAGTTTTTTAAAGACGCATGTGAAACGACATTTTGGACATTGATTTTTGAGGTAGGAACAGAGCAACAAGAAATGGATATTGCATGGGAGGACAACCCTAGAACTAAAAACGATGCCTTGACATTTTTATTCGAATTAGACCAGAAGTAATTCTTCGACCATGACTCAGAGAGGCATCACCAGTGCAGGCATCACTGGAGTATCAAAACAGTAACATCATGAAGCTAACATCAATATTCTTATTCATTATCACAACAGTCTTAATGTACCTATCGATTACAAACGGCTTACCAGTATTCATCTTTGCATCAGTCCTATCTTACATTGGTAGTGTGTGTGCAATCATTAGTTCATTATTAAAATAACATCAACATGAAAACGATTACAGATTTATTAGAACTTATCATCAAAATTGAACAGACTAACAAAAACTATTTAATACAGTTCCAAGTGAAACTAGACCTTGGTTATAAAAGAATATCCATGAGAACATTCTCAGAGTACTATGATGATGAGAAAGATGAGATGGTTCAATACGGATATGAAGATATTGATGATATCAAGTTTGACTCTCCTGAAGGTATTCAGGTAGCTTACTGGACACTACTCAATCGAGTAAAGGATAGAGTAAAATAATATAGAGCTAGGTCGAGAATTCATTCTGAGCAATGATAGACCTACCGTAAGGTAGTGAGCGCTACCTCTGACGATTCCAAAAGGATGAAACGGTAACAACAAAACAGTAGTATTATGAAAAAGGATGTATATCAAAGAGTAAACGACATTGTATTAGAGGGTTTAAAAAAGGATGGTTTGAAATGGTTCATGCCTTGGAAAGCAGGTAGCGATAACGCACCGTTCAACCTGAATACAAAGAGGTATTATAAAGGGTTTAATATCTTCATGCTGAATGCAGTCATGGCTGACAAGGGTTATGAGTTCAATCAATGGTTGACATACAAGCAAGCCAGTGCAATGGGGGGTCAGGTTATGAAGGGGGAGAAGTCATCCGAGGTGTTCTTCTGGAAAATCGGGTACTATGACAACAAGCTAAAGAAGTATGTCAAAGACCCTAAAAAAATCAACGTCAGAGAGAAGTATGAAGGCAAGGATAGATACAAAAAGACGTTCACCCTTCGCTACTATAACGTATTCAACGTAGCTCAGTGTGATGGCATCGAGCCTATCAAGAGTGACACTAAAGAGATAGTGCATGAGCCGAATGATTTTGCTGAGGACATTGTCAGCAACTACCTATCCAGTAACGATGGACTAGAGATAACTCACATCGAGAACAAAGCATACTACAACTTGACTAGAGACTTTGTGAACATGCCAAGGAAAGAGGTGTTTGTTGACTCTGACAGCTACTACAAAACACTATTCCATGAGCTAGCACACAGTACTGGTCACAAGAACAGACTGAACAGAAACACACTACTTGAAGTCAACTTTTGGGGTGATAATACCTACGCTAAAGAAGAGTTGATCGCTGAGATAAGTTCAATGTACATGGTCGGGTTAACTGGATTGAGTCCTAACGACTCTGATGAGAATAGTCAAGCCTACATCAAGTCATGGACTAAGAAGTTGGTTGACAAGCCAAGAGAATGTGTGAACGCAATGCAACAGGCATCCAAGGTAGTTGACTACCTGATGCAGTAAACAATACCTGACTCAGAGAGGCATCGCTAGACTGGGCAGGTCTAGAATTAATTCAAACATTATTATCATGGCAGTATTAAAGTACAATCACGAGACAAACAAGACAGAAGAAACTTATCACACCCTTCATAAATCACTATTCTATCCACGTGCAAAAGATGTTATTCCATACATCGCTGAGGCTATCAAGAATAAGAACTATGATTTCAAATCCTTTAGAAGCTATGATGGGTATGTATGGATAGCAGTAAACAATATTGTTCGCAACTGCTACAATTCATCTGAAGATGATGGTCGGATACACATCAATCATTTATTCAAAGCGGTGAAAGAGGTTGCTGAGATATTTGATAGGCTAAAATTCATCAAGAGCTTAACAACTACAGACAAGTCATGGTATGAGGGTAAAGGAATCTCCTTTGCTGATGGACATGGTGTCGGGTCAGGAGTGCTACAGTCAGACTATGAAGATGGTGATTCAGATTGCTACCAAACGGCAGGAGGGTATCGTAACTTTGTTGCTAAAGAGGGAACAAGTGTTGATATCACACTTAACTATGACCTGACATTCAGATGTTCATTCGATTCAAACTGCACAGAAGACCATTACAACAACAACTTTTACGGAATGAGTACTGGTAATGGAACAACTAAGTATCAGCTAGGAGAACGAGTTGAGAGAAGAGTAGTAACTATGGGATGTGATTTGATAAGCTACTGTAAAAATACTAAGCGAGCTGTTGACATCAAGGTGCAGGATATAAATGCGAGTAGATTGATCGAGTTAGCTTATGATTATCAACCTGAACTAGCGGAGGCTATTGGACTATAAAATCTACATTGACTCAGAGAGGAACACTAGCTTAGGCAGGGCTAGTACTTAAAAATAATTAGACATGGTAAAAGTAAGATTCCATCTCGCAAAGGGCGAGAACTATATGAAATGGCAGGTTAAAGATGCGACTGGAGATGTACAGTATCTAGACCCTGAGCAGGTAAGCATTAAGATGTACGGATGCAAGTTGATAAATCAGAGAGGTACGGCTGAAAAGATACACGAAGGAGAGAACAAGACAGTATGTGCTTGGGTTCGATGTGAGCGTATTGAGGTGACCGGAGACAGACCGGTTGACACTGGGCAGAAGGTGTCCTACAATCCAAAGGTACTACCATACTGGTTTCAGGATGGCAGGAACGTAGATAAAAAAGAGTACGACATACTGGTGACAAATAATCGTCACATTTTTGTAACAATCTAAAAACATTTACGTATATTAGCGTATGACTCAGAGAGGAACACTAACACAGGCGATGTTGGTACTTAAAAAACAGTAACAAAAGATTTAATTATGAAAATTATATTTGAAGGAACGGAAGAACAAATAAAAAACCTAAAGTTATTAGTTGAACATGGCGATAATGACTTACCTAAACTTAGAAATGACTATCAAAAAGAAAATCTTTGGTGTGTAGAAGATGTTAAATCAAAATTCAAATGCACAGATGATGAAGCGTTAGAAGTTTTAGAACAAGCACTTACAAATGATGCTACAATGGATCAGATATGGTTTGCAATAGACTTTCATGCAGAAGAAAATGGATTGAAATCAAATAATTTAAACAACAAAAAATAGTATGAAAGTAAAACTTAAAAAAGGATGCACTGCAAGAGGCATCAAACAGAACAAGTGGTACTACGTACACGACACCGATGGGTCTCAGTTCGAGTTAAATGGAGACTATGGTAGTGTGATGATAGAGAGTAGTAAGGTGTACAAACAACCAATGATAAAGAGTGCTGATGACATTATGACCTTCGGCAAGCACAAAGGCAAGAGAGCTGGAGACATTAGTCCATACTACTTATTCTACTTAGAGAGCAGAGAGATAATCAGTTTGGGCATTAACAAAGGAATACCAAATCCTTATTACGTAAACTATAAAAAGAGAAGGAGATGAATACAATACCAAAAGTAATTCAGGACATCGTCCTCAGGTTTGAAGAGGCTGATGAGTACACGTACAAGACGTGTGAGAAATTACAAAACGATTTAGAAAAACATGGTTGGACTATCGACTACTATCTCGATGCCGAGCCATACAATTTAAGACCATTAAAAAAATAGAGACATGGTAAAAATGTATAGACTTTACAAGATAATAGATTCAAATGAAAGGATTTTCGCAGGAGATTTTGATAGCGAATCAAGAATGGAAAGGTACATCTTAGACAATCAGTCCAGGACTGTTGAGTACGAGATGACAATTGTTTACATTCCAAACCCAATAACACTATGAAGACAGTACTATTAATATTACTAACGTCAGTCATGGCAATGGGTCAGACTGAACTTATTAAAACCATTAAAAGCAAGGCAGTTGTGATGCCAATTGGAACAAAAGCAACTGAATGGGATAAAGATTATGTAAAAATAATTGCAAAGATTAGTAATAATTTGAAAAATAATATTATCTTACGGCACAACATTAATGTTCAGAGACATGGATCGATTCAAGTGGTATCTATGCCAAGGAATATCGTCTTTGTACGTGGTGTTGAGGTTGTAGAGACAGTAACATGGGAAGTTTATTACCCGAAAGGGACAACACTTTTAATCAAGAAATCAAATGGAGATGACGTTTAAACAGTACGCTAAAAGATGGGGTGGACTCAAGCTAAATAAGTTTATTGAGAATGCCCCCTACAATGGGTCGATGTTCAAGAGAGAACCCATACAAAGAATGCACGTTCTTGACACTGTCAAGAGAGACCACAAGAAGGTATGGACATTACTACAGAAGGGTACTAAGCTTGTAATATCAGCAGGTGACATCGTATCAAGAGAGACATTAGGGAACTTTATTTCAAAGAAGCCTTGGAAAGAGAAAGGCTTAATAATTAAACTTAAATAATATGAGAGATTTTTTCAAAGGAACGTACAATTGGTTCTACTTAGCAAATGCAGTGGGTACGATGCAAGACCTAAATGAAATAAAAGCATCGGGCAGAATATACCCTTGGGCATTCGATGCAATGGAGACAACAATCGACAGGTCAATAGATAGATTCTTTAAACATACAGACTTAAATTATTTACCATGAAAATATACTTGACAATAATGGGGTGTTTGATTTTCACATCCATCCTAATGGACACAGACTGCATCATCGATCATCACGTTGAGACAGACGTACACGCTGGTCGCAATGAGACCACAGATGACAAGGAGTACACCGAGGATCGTACACCTAAAAACAGAAGCTGGTTGACAAGTTCTGAGTGGAAAGGAGAACACCTATCCAGTTACAAGGAGAAGAAGAAGTTCAAAAAATGGAAGGAGCAACACATCAGTGACTTTATTGCATGGCTGAAGGTATCTGCCAAGGAAGAATCCAAGGTCAGTGGTATACCATATCAGTTGTATGTCGCACAGAGTATACTTGAGACACAGTACGGTACGAGTAGGCTATGCAAGGATGCAAACAACTACTTTGGACACAAGTTTAGAGGGAACAAGGAAGACCGAAAGATGTTTTTGGTTGCTGCCGATGACAGTCCAACAGATAGGTTCACAAGATACAAGAGTTCTTGGTGGTCTATGAGGCATCACAGTAAGATACTGAACGGTCGCTATCAAAAACGTATCAAAGGAGAGCCGACTATAGACAAATGGGTGGATTGCTTGTGTGGTGGACGTACAATTCAGCAGAGCCAAGCATACGTCAACGGTGGTGGTATGGTATACGCTACATCATGCTACAAAGGTAATGTCAGCTACGCACAGAAACTAATTAGAATCATTAAAAAGTATAAGCTATGAAAGTAAAAATTGAATTAGATGTATTGCATTTTATGTCTGTATTAAACCTGCTGATAGAAGCAAACAGAGGGATTGAAGAGATACCCGAAACAAACTTAGAGTTCAAGCTATTACAAGAGGCATATGAACAGGTAGATAGACAGTTCCAAGAACAGTATACTGATAAGATGGGTTATGAGTTTGAGATGCAGTATCAGATAAAGGGATTGTTATTTGATAAAAGAATAAACAAAAACTAGTATGAATCCAATGACGATACTGAAGGTTATGAAAAAGTATCATCTAAGGTATGTATACTTGGTAGAGGTTAACGATGGAAAGTATATACTCAAGTCAAGATACGATCCTTCTGGACGAAAGCTATTAAAAAGAGATGTGCAGAAAGCAATAGAGGAAGGTGTAACATTTTTAGAATAAAACCGTAAACAAATGGAAACAACAAGACAGTTAGAAAATTGTAAGAGGTTGATAAGAGGTATTGAATACCTGCGTGGTCAAGAAGGAATGGATCCGATTATCAATCAAGTAAAAAAAGTATTACATAACAAATTAAATAAAATAAATGAGACCATCAGAGATATTTAATTCACTTCTGAATTCAGTTAGTGAAATTACAGAGACAAGCAGAGATGAAATCGTATCGACAGATACAAGGGCAGAGGTTTGCCAAGCTAGAAACCTATTCTTCTTAATGTGCAAACGCAGTGGTCTACGTCCGGTAGCAATACTGCGTATATGTAAAGACAATGGGTGGAACTCATTGGTTCACTCCACAGTAATTAAGAATATCAGTAAGGCTGAGAAGTTAGAAAAAGATAATAAACTATTTAAAAGACTAGTAGATGTTACAGAGCAAAATATTTGAGGATGCTGATAGTGACATCCGTTCAATACCTCTAGATGGGATTGGATACCAAGGACGTTTAGTAAAAGGAGTTAAAGTCGTAAGAGATAACGATACTCAAGAAGTAAAAATATACAATACGTCCCTTGGTGGAGATTTCTACAAGGAGGTAACTAAACAACAGTACAAAGTATTCGAAGCTGAAGGATGGGAAGCTGGTGTGCAGTCCGTACAGATTGCTAATCTAAAACGAAACATTCGTGACAAGATACGACTCATGCATCAGGAACCAACCAACGGTAGAAGAGTAAAATTATTTCAAAACAAAATCAAAAAGTTAAAGGATGAGTTACAACAAATTGAGGCAGGTAGACATCAGTCATTTAATCGAGAAAAAAGGTAAGCAAAACTACCTATCATGGGCGAATGCATGGAATCAATTGAAGACCATGTATCCAGATGCACAACGTGAGGTTATTCTAGATGAGAATTCAAATAATTGCTTATACAATCACGATGGAAGGACTGCATGGGTCACAGTTATGGTAACTGTAGATGGATTGTCACACACTGAGCATCTGCCCATCATGGACTATAGAAACCAATCAATAACACTGGAGAAGATCACATCGTTTGATGCTATTAAAACTATTCAGAGGTGTACAGCCAAGGCTATTGCACTACATGGGTTAGGTATTAATCTTTGGATGGGCGAGGACACTAAGGTAGACCAAGCTAAACAGACATCAAAGACTACAGAGAAGATTCGTCCTAAGAAAGGAGACAAGGCTTGGAAGGACAAGATTGTACCTTGGATTGGTAAGAACAAAGACAAGATGTCTCTAGAGCAGGTCATCAGCACCTTGCAAAAAGGATATTTTATTTCAGCATCACTAAAAAAGCACATTGAAGATGAGTACAATTCTAAATAAACTGAAAGACAACAATGAGTACTACCACGGAGTTGGTAAGCAGTACCTGTCAAACTCCGACATTGGAGCATTACTTAATAATCCAAAACTTTTTGGTATATCTCGTGAGGATGACATCAATTTAGCCAAGGGTAGGCTATTCCATGAGATGCTACTTGAGCCTGACAAGGTAAATGACTTTCCAGTTATTGATGTGAGCAGTCGCAACACTAAGAAGTACAAGGAGGCACTAACGGATGACATTCCATTCATGCTACTGACTAAAGATGTCAATGAAGTGAATGGATATGTTGATGCAGTCAATGGCAACTTTGATTTTTGGAGTTTAATAAGTGGATCTGAGCATGAAGTACCTGCCATTGGAGAGTTTTTTGGTGTACAGTGGAAAGGAAAGGCTGATATCGTAACAGATACAGACATCTACGACCTAAAGACCACACGTAGCATCAAGGAGTTTAGGTACAGTGCTAGACGTTACAACTACGACAGTCAGGCGTACATATATCAACAGTTATTTGATAAGCCAATGACGTTTTTAGTTGTATGCAAGGAGACATTGCAGACCGGCTCATTCAATTGCTCTGATGAGTTCATTGCAGGTGGAGAGGAGAAGGTAAAAAGAGCGGTTGAAGTGTACAATCGTTTCTTTGGACCAGATTCTGACGAGGACATTAACTCGTATTACATCACAGATACCCTCTAATTTTAATTCTAAGAGACTTTCTACCCCTCAGTGGTACGAATAGTTAATTCAATATTTTTATTTCTTTACAATCAAAATTTCAAAACATGAGTGAGAAAATTTATGTCGGCAGTGGTGTCGAAAAATTCGATGGAGACCTGGTAGAGATATCAGTATGCCTATCTGACCTACCAAAAGAGTTTATGTTCGAGTACAATAGCAAGAAGTACATCAAACTAAAGGTCGGTAAGAAGAGAGAAGAGGATCAGTACGGTAAAACACATCACGTATCTGTTGACACGTACAAACCAGAGAAGAAGAAAGAAGAGGCTGATGAGATGCCATTCTAGGACGAGTGACGGAGGAGACGAAAATTCTCCTCCCTACTCTCTCTCTATTTACTATTCTTTTTTTTATTTTTATTTATACTTCCCGTGAAGAATAAAACGTCAGAATTGGCAGTAGATTGAAAACCAATAAGTTAAACGTCGTAAAATTGTAATCAAAATGACAGAAATCGTCACAATCTTTAAAAATATAAAGGAAGTCAATACTCCTTTTCACAAAAATATATCGTTTGTCCTTGAAAGAATTAAGACTGGTGCATCCAAAAATAAGATTAAAGACATCAGAAAATGTAAAGACAAAGCCAAGAGACAAGAACTAAAAAAGGGGTTACCTGCAGTATGCTTTAGTGGTAAATTCAATAAAAGAAACTCAGAATCCATAGAAGAACACAGTGGATTTATATGCCTAGACTTTGATGGATATGAGAAACAGAAGGATCTCTTAATTGATAAAGAGAGATTCACAAAAGACAAGTATGTATATGCTTGTTTTATATCTCCATCTGGTAATGGTCTAAAGGTTATCGTCAAGATACCAACAGAGGAAGACAACCATGTAAATTATTTCAAGGGGTTAGAGATATACTTTAATTCTAAGTATTTTGATAAGTCATGTAAGGATATATCTCGTGTATGCTATGAGTCATACGACCCATTGATACATATAAACGAGAATTCAAATACTTGGGATATTCTAGCTGACATTGAGTACAAGGAGGTAACGGTTACAGACCGTAGGACAATACCAATCACAGATGAGAACAAAATTGTTGATATACTTATGAAGTGGTGGGAGCGAAAGTATCCTATGACCGAGGGTCAACGTAATCAAAACTGCTACATACTTGCAATGGCTCTAAATGAGTATGGTGTCAGCCGGTCTCTTGCCCAGTTTATTTTACATCAATACGAAGCGAAGGGATTTAGTCGTAGAGAGATAGATAGGACAATTGAGTCAGCATATAGTAATACGTCAAAGTTTAACACCAAGTATTACGAAGACGAGGAATCAGTAACATACGTCCGTAATCTACGCAAGAAAGGATACAGTCGTAGAGAGGTGAAGATGGAGTTTGAAAAAAAAAATATAGATGGGGAAGCCGTAGACAACGTTATAGACACGCTAGAGAACGAGCAAAAAAATCAACAGTTTTGGGTCATAACAAAGAAAGGGAATGTGTCAATCGTACACATCGCATTTAAAAACTTTCTAGAAGAGAATGGTTTCTATAAGTTCTGTCCAGAGGGTGGTAGGAACTATGTGTTTGTAAAGGTAACTAACAATCTAATCGACCATACTTCAGAGAAGGAGATAAAGGACTTTGTGTTAAACTACTTAATTGACTTAGGAGATAGCTTTGTGTATAACTATTTTGCTGATAAGACACGATTCTTCAAGGAAGACTTTCTGTCTCTACTATCAACGATAGACATATACTTTATTGAGGATACCAAGGATACTGCGTATCTATACTATCTCAACTGTGCAGTAAAGATAACAAAGACTTCTATTGAATCGATTGACTACTTTGATTTAGGAGGATATGTATGGAAGGACCACGTTATTGATCGTAGCTTTAAGATGTGTAAGGTTGGTGATTGTGACTACAAAAAATTCATAGGAAACATATGTGGTAACAGTGAGACACGTATTACATCAATGGAATCTACGATTGGCTTTCTGATGCATGGTCACAAGAATCAATCATTCTGCCCAGCTGTGATACTTAACGATGAGGTTATATCAGATAACCCTGAAGGAGGTACAGGTAAGGGACTTTTTATGAATGCACTTGGTCAGATGAAAAAGATAGTTACCATCGATGGAAAATCCTTCAATTTTGAGAAGTCATTCGCATATCAGCTAGTGTCAGCAGATACACAGATACTAGTATTTGATGATGTTAAAAAGAACTTTGATTTTGAACGTCTATTCAGTGTCGTAACAGAGGGTTTGACACTAGAGAAAAAGAATAAGGATGCAATCAAAATACCATTCTCGAAGTCACCAAAGATAGCTATCACTACAAACTATGCTATTCGTGGTGCAGGCAATTCATTTGCTAGACGTAAGTGGGAGCTGGAGTTATACCAATATTACAACAAAGGTTACACACCATTGGATGAGTTTGGTAGGTTAATGTTTGGTGATTGGAGTGAGGATGATTGGTGTCAATTTGATAACTATATGATACAGTGTTTACAGTACTACATGACTAATGGTCTAAAGGAAAGTTCGTTTGTAAACCTAAAAGTTCGTCAGTTATCAGCAGAGACATCACATGATTTTATTGAGTGGTGTGGTCTAATAAAAGGTCAGGTTGGTTGTGACCTTCTACAGTTTGATACCCGAATATATAAACAAGATTTGTATAATAAGTTTATTGACGAGTATCCTGACTACGCACCCAAGGCAAAGATGACTATTAGTAGAACAAGATTTTATAAATGGCTTAAAGCATTCTCTTCGTTTAGTACAAAAAAGACATTAGAAGAAGGTAAGGATGCGATTGGTCGATGGATAATATTTAGAAAAGATGAACAATAAAGAACAGTTAGAAGAAAGGTACGAATCATTCTTAGTCGCTGATGGTTTTGACGAGGCAATACTAGGAATGGACGAAGGATCTGAGAGGGTCATATACTCAATATCAAAGTGTATTGAAATACTTGAGAAGGAGGGTATGTCAAGAGAGGACGCTATCGATCATTTATATTACAACTGTGTAGGTGCTTACGTAGGTGAGCAGACACCTATATGGTGCTGGGATCTATTTTAGCTATGAATAAAAAAGCATTGACACTAACGGCATTGATTATGTCTCTTATCATCCTACTGATGTTTAAGGAGTACAGTATTCGGAAGGAGGTTAGACACGTACCTCTGACTGACGTACCTATTCAGTACAGCTGGGAAGGTGAGGGATATGACACTGTTGTTTATACCGAGAGAGAAATTAATTTATGTTACTAAAATTTAATCAGATGGATGCAAAAGATATAGTATATGGATTGATACTAGTAGGATCATTGATATTTATTGCCTTCACTTCAACTATTGTTTACTTTGAAATGGAAGGAAATGAAATAATACATAAACATACAGAAATGAAAAAGAAAGTAATACTAACAACAGACAGTCGTAAGCATTTTTCACTAGAGCCTAATGACACTGGGCTTTCAGTGGAGTACACGGACACCTTGAGCCATTTTAAAATAAGGCTTACTAAGGAAGAGGCTATAAATATATTTGAAGAAATAATTAAATACGTAAAAGAAGATATACATGGAATTTAGAGACTATCAAAAAGAGATAATTAAAAAAGGTGTTAACATAATTAATAAGTATAGTTTTCTTTACTTAGCAATGCAAGTTAGGACTGGAAAAACACTAACATCCCTAGGTATAGCTGAAGCGATGGGATGCAGAAATCTACTGTTCATAACAAAAAAGAAAGCAATATCATCAATCGAAGATGACGTATCAAAGCTATGCCCATCGTATGTGACCTTTATTAGAAATTATGAGTCATTACACAAGCTGCCGGATAAGGTACAGTTTGACTTTATAATAGTTGATGAAGCCCACTCAACAGGAGCTTATCCAAAACCATCGGGGAGAGCAAAGAAGGTTGCCAACCTTATACGAAAACACAACCCACTAGTAATCCTTATGTCGGGAACGCCAACCCCGGAGTCATACTCGCAGATGTATCATCAGGTATATGGTATATTAAAAAATCCATTTAAGAACTTTAGAAACTTCTATCGATTTGCAGATGTGTATGTCAACAAGAAACAAAGAGTAATAAATGGTAGAACAATAAATAACTATGACGATGGAAAGATGGACATAGTGAACAAGATGAAACCCTACACCATAAACTACACACAACAGGAGGCGGGGTTCGACTCTAGCGTAGAGGAGGAGGTGCTATGGGTTCGTCCAAACCCAATCGTTGAGGAATACGTCAAGGAGCTGAAGAAGGACTTGGTCATTACCATCGATGACAAGTACGTCCTGGCTGACACGCCTGTAAAGCTGATGCAGAAAACACACCAGCTATGCTCAGGTACTGTCAAGTTTGAAGATAAATCAGCAACAGTTATCGATACATTTAAGGCTCAGTTTATAAAAGACTACTTCAAAGGTAAGAAGATAGGAATATTCTATAAGTTCAAGGCTGAACTAGATGCACTGAAGACGGTATTTGGAGATAATCTATGTACAGAGATACATGAGTTTGATAATACAGATAAGAACATTGCTCTTCAGATTGTATCTGGTCGTGAAGGAACAAAACTAAGTAAAGCTAAATTCTTGGTATTCTATAATATAGACTTCAGTGCTACATCATATTGGCAGGCACGAGATCGTATGACAACCAAGGATCGGAAACACAATAAAATATATTGGATATTTTCAATTGGAGGAATTGAAAAAGATATTTATAAAAGTGTAACAAATAAAAAAGATTATACGTTAAAACATTTTCGTAGAGATTTCTTAGATTTGTAATATGACTGAGCAAAAAATCCAATCGAAAAGAATCAAGCAATTAGAAGCTGACGGCTACTACGTAATCAAGCTCATACAGACTAATAAAAATGGAATTCCCGATTTGGTGGCAATAAAAAAAGACTGCCAATGCGTTCTATTTAGTGAAGTAAAGACACCAAAGGGAAAGTTGTCTAAGCTTCAAGAGTACCGATTAAAACAACTTGATGAACATGGATTTAAAACTGAAGTATTCAGAGGGTAGCATTATCTTTGAAACAGAAGAGTCGTTTATAGATGAACTAGAAATACTAGGAGATCAATACATTTACGATATCTTAATGCAGATGAAGGACCTCTGCCATAACCTACCAAACAAAAAAGGAGAACTACAAACTTACGGAGGTGTGTCCCATGAGGATACGCCTTTGTTTTTTGAGATAACAGTTCTTAAAGAAAAAAACAGCAAACCCTATTTTTTGGAGATAGTTCAAACATCAACAGATGAGTACCTGGACTATGTCTTGACAAAACAAACCATTAATCAAATAACATCTCGTGAAACTAACAGCTTATGAAAAGGAACGGCTGATCTATATTAATAGAACTATGGACGAGCTTCATAATAAGCTCAACGCAATCTATGAGAACCTAGTTGATGGCAGTACCAATGAACTAGCACTAGAGATTGTATGCATGATTGCAGATTTACAGATGTTATTAGAATCAACAAAAGAATGAAAAAGATTAAAGAGTTTTTGAATACTCACATTAAAAAAATTATATGGGTTTTATTATTAACTACTATTGTTATATTACTATCAAATAGACTACTCAAATGAAAAAGAAGACAAATAGACCACGTATGCCAAAGTGGTTTAACCCAGAATACGCAGACTTCTTCCGAAAGAATCTGACGCAAGTAGAATTTGAGTCGTGGATGCAAGCAAAAGATGGTATGATTGATGAAGTTCTTTCACAGGGTATCAACCCACAGGACGTATCACACTATTGGTACAAGGGTAAGAACTATTCGATATTTGCCAAGAAAGACAAGCTTGATTTCAACGAACTAACTGATGGTTTAATACTATCAATTAAGGACTATGCTCCTAAGTTTGACAAGATAGATAGACCGGCAGTAGACAACTCATTATTATACTGCATATCTCCAACCGACTCACACTTTGGAAAGCTAGCCAGAGCATACGAGACAGGATCCGAATATAATTTAGAGTTGACTAAAGAAAAGTTTAAACTAGGAGTAAATGGTTTGATGAAGTACGTAGATGGGCTTCCTATCGACAAA